TACAGAAGATGGAAAAACAACTTCAGTCGCTCACTGGTTAGATGAGGATGACTTCAAAGGTAACGGTGGAGTTATGAACCATGAGACCATCGAATCAATTAGTAAGAGAAAGAAACCCTTCACAGTTGATTATGCAGGTTTTGGTTGGTTACTTATCAAGCATGGAGTCTTTGAAGATGATCAGATCAAGTATCCTTGGTTTGCTCCAAAGATGCAAGTGTTTGAATCAGGTGCAGTTCAAGATATGTGCGGAGAAGATGTCTCATTTTGTCTTGATGCAAAGGAGGCAGGTTTCCGTATTATGTGTGACCCTCGTATTCGTGTAGGACATGAAAAAACAAGAGTTATATAGTATCTCTCATAATGGTAAGATTCTTGCAGAAGGTCTTACAGAAGAGGAATATATGGATAAAATGCAGGATTTAGCAGATGAGTTCTTTGAAAAAGGCACTCCGCATCCGCTCGAACTCGTAACAGATGTAAAAGAAGAGGAAATTTAATGGCAAAAACATTCAGTATGGGCAACACAATCGAAACCCACCCGAAAAAAACTCGTCAAGGAAAGGGAAAACACTCGAAATACTCGGCAACATCCCGTAACTCGGCTCGTAAAAGATATAAAGGACAAGGAAAATAGATGGCTTGTTTGATTGCGAATCTACCTTCTTATGAAGTATGGGTAAGAAAAGAGTATTTGACCGATCATAAGAGTGGTCATGGTGAATTTGTAAAGGGAGTATGGGTATCTGCCAAAAGTATACCTGGCCGTGCCTTCTATTTTGAGACATATTTACCCGAATATGCTGCAATGTTCGATAAATTACCAATTTCAGCATTTACATCCTCTCCAGAGATTCCAAAACCCGATATGACACTGCATAATTTGCAGTTTTGGAACTGTATGGACTATGGAGTTGTCGCAGTTCAGAAGCAATTTATCGGATCTATGCATTATGAAGTCTATACAAGAGATTTTGGAAACCAAACTGGCACATATATTTGTACTTTAGACAACTATCACCAAGATGTAGACGCAATTGACTACTCAACTAGTGAACAACCTGCTGAACATAAGTCACATAACCTCTTAGAATTGGATAATGGACAGTTTTGTCTCTATCCAAATAACAGAATGCGTATCTATGATAACAGTATTACGCCAGAAACACCTAAAATGCCCGATTTTAAGGTATCAACCGTGTACTATCAGGTAGAAAATGGTCATGATCGTGATGGATTGGGTTCAGAGGAGAATTATTTCTGGAAAACAGCAAAAGAAAGGTCAGTTGATATGAATGTAGGTGCAGGAAATACAGCAATTGAGAAGAAAAGAGCACCTTTTGAACCAGAATTGGGATAAATAATAACATTTACAAAAAAGTGTCATAAATAAAACAGGAAAGTACCTGTAACATGGCAATAAATCGGATATCAAGGGCATTTAAGGACATAAGTTTGTCTTTTACCCCTCATCCTGTCACAAAAGACCTTACAATTCTCAAAAATGAGAACGCAATTAAGAAATCTGTAAGAAATTTAGTACAAACTATCCCAACTGAGAGATTTTTTAACTCTGCATTGGGATCAGAGGTGCGTGATAGCCTATTTGACTTTGTAGACTTTGGTACTGCGTCCGTTATACAGAACCAAATTGAAATTACACTTGAAAATTTTGAACCTAGAATAGATAATGTAACAGTTGAGGTTGAACCTAGACCAGATTTGAACGAATTTGAGGTTACGGTGTTCTTTAATATTATTGGACAAGAAGTTCCTACCCAAGAATTCACATTCATGCTCGAAGCAACAAGATAAATGCCTTTTACTAAGTTTACAAACCTCGATTTTGACCAAATCAAGACTTCAATCAAGGATTATATCCGTGCAAACTCGGATTTTACCGATTTTGACTTTGAAGGATCAAATTTTTCAGTTTTAATCGATACGTTAGCATATAATACTTACATTACTGCATTTAATTCCAACATGATTGTAAATGAGTCTTTCTTAGACTCGGCTACAGTGCGTGAGAATGTTGTTTCACTTGCAAGAAACATTGGATATGTACCAAGATCAAGGACTGCTGCACAAGCAACAGTTTCTTTTAATGTTACAACTGCTTCAAACACACCAACACTTACTCTACAAGCTGGTTTAGTGTGTGTAGGGTCTTCAAATGATACTTCGTATGTATTTTCAATTCCAGAAACCATTACAAGCACCACAACACAAACCACTGATGCAAATGGTAACATAACAAGTAGTACTGGATCATTTAATAATATCGTAATATATCAAGGAACTTACTTATCAAAAAGTTTTACAGTTGATGGATCACTTGATCAAAGATTTATACTTGAAAATTCCTTTATTGATACTTCAACAATTAAAGTTTATGTAAAAGGTGCTGCTGATACTGGTTTAGGAAGAGAATATCGAAAGGTAGATAATATATTAAACATTACCGATGTATCAGAGACATATTTAATACAAGAGACTACAGATGAGAGATATGAACTTCTTTTTGGTGATGGTGTATTTGGTAAAAAATTAGAAAATGACGCTATAATTACAGTTTCTTACATTGTCACAGATGGTGTAGAAGGTAATGGACCTGCCATATTTACCTATGCAGGTAGTGTTGCATCATCCAGTAACCAAATTTCATTACCGTCAATTACACCGACTGTTACCACAGTCTCAGCGGCAGCTAATGGGGGTAGTATTGAGTCAATTGACTCGATTAAGTATTTTGCACCTAGATTATATTCTTCGCAGTACAGAGCAGTTACAGCAAGGGATTATGAGTCTATAATACAACAAATATATCCAAATACTGAATCAATTTCAGTGGTTGGTGGTGAGGAACTAGATCCTCCAGAATTTGGAACAGTCTTTATTACAATCAAACCTAAAAATGGTGAGTTTGTATCAGATTTTGATAAAAGTTCAATTCTTTCTAATTTAAAAAGTTATTCTTTGGCAGGTATTAATCAAAAAATACTTGATCTTAAATTATTGTATGTTGAACTAGAGTCTTTTGTTTATTATGATCCATCTAAAGTTACAACTGTTTCTGAATTAAAAACAAAAATTACAAATGGACTATTAACATATGGTTCATCAACTGATATTAACAAATTTGGTGGTAGATTTAAGTATAGTAAGGTATTGAATGTAATTGATAATATAGATGATTCAATAACATCAAATATTACAAGAGTTAGAATTAGAAGAAATTTAAGAGCTCTTACTAATCAATTTGCTCAATATGAACTATGTTATGGTAATTCATTTTATATTAATTCTGAAGGAAAAAACATAAAAAGCACTGGATTTACAATTCAAGGACAATCTGACATGGTGTATATAACAGATATTCCAAATAAGAATAGTGATGGTACTTTAGATGGTAGTGGTAAGGGAACATTAGCTATTGTTAAAGGTGAAACTGAATTATCTCGAAATCAATTAGTTGTTGCCTCTGCAGGAATTGTTGATTATACACATGGTGAGGTCATATTGAATACTATCAACATAACTTCTACTGAAAAAGCAAATAATATTGTTGAAATTCAAGCTTTCCCACAATCAAATGATGTCATTGGATTAAAAGACTTATACTTAAGTTTTGCCATTGGAGATAGTGAGATAAATATGATCAAGGACACTATTACATCTGGTGAACAGATATCAGGTGTCGGATATAAAGTTACATCGAGTTATTCAAACGGAGCATTGACAAGAGGATAATATGATAACAACTGGAATTGATAAAAGAGTCAAAGTCCAACAGATAATTGAAAACCAAATTCCAGAGTTTCTTTTATCTGAAAGTCCAAAAGCAGTAGATTTTTTAAAACAATATTATATCTCTCAAGAGTATCAGGGAGGTCCTATTGACCTAACTGATAATTTAGATCAGTATATAAAATTAGATAATTTAACACCAGAAGTCGTAGTGGGTGAAACAACACTAACAAGTGGTGTTACGACTACCTCTGATGTTGTAAATGTCAATAGCACTAAAGGTTTTCCAAATGAATATGGTCTTTTTAAGATTAATAGTGAAGTTTTTACATATACTGGTATAACTACTAATTCATTTACTGGATGTGTTCGTGGATTTAGTGGTATTACAACTTATCATGCAGAAAATCAACCCAAAGAATTAGTATTTACTGACTCAACTGCTACAAATCATGATGTTGATGCAACAGTTATTAATTTAAGTGCTTTATTTTTAAAAGAATTTTATAAAAAGACAAAAAAATTACTCACACCTGGTTTAGAAAACGTAAATTTTGTTAATAATCTAGATGTAAGTAATTTTATTAAAAATTCTAAGTCATTATATCAATCAAAAGGAACTGATGAATCATTTAGAATATTATTTAATGTATTATATAATGAAACTCCAAATATTGTAGATTTAGAAAAATATTTAATTAAACCATCAACAGCAGAATTTATAAGAAGAGAAATAGTTCTTGCAGAAGCACTTTCTGGAAATCCCAGTAATTTAATTGGACAAACAATAATAAAATCCACAGATAGTGAAACAAGAGCTTCTATATCTGAAGTAGAACCAATAACAAGAAAAGGAAAAGTTTATTATAAAATTGGATTATTTGTTGGATTTAATGAAGTAGATTTAATAGAGGGAACATTTAATGTTTCACCTAAAACTAAGTCAATAGATAATGTTTCTGCAGGTTCATCTGTAATCACAGTTGATTCTACAGTTGGTTTTGGATCTACAGGAACAGTAGTATCTGGAATTAACACAAATATTTACTATAGTAGTAAATCTTTAAATCAATTTTTTGGATGTGAAAATATTGTAGATACAATATCCACTACAGATGATATTAGATCTGATGAATTTTATTATGGATATGAAAATGGAGATTTAACTAAAAAAGTAGAACTTAGATTGACTGGAGTTTTATCTAAATTTATTCCAACCTCAGATATAAGATTATTATCTGAAGGTGAAAAAATATCAGTTAAAAATGTTGGAGAAAAAATAACTGATTCCTTAACTAATAAAACTAGAAAGGAAATATTTGCTAATTCTTGGATTTACAATACATCATCAAGATTTCAAATTAAATCAATATCTGGATCAAACATTGTTTTATTAACAAGTGATATTGATAAATCTAGTATTAAAGTTGGTGATGCAGTTGAAATATTATTCAAAAATGAAGAAAATAAAGTAGCTACTGGTGTAGTTGCAAATGTAAATCAATCTACAAGCACAATTAATTTAGATAATCTTACTCTACAACCTGGTATTTCTCTTTTACCAGATCCTAGTCGTAGTTATGATTTACGAAGATTATTAAAAAAAGCAACTAGTTCTTTAATAGATATAGAATTTGGAAATAGTGTATTAACATCTGATATTACTAACGTTTATAATGAGTCAAATGAAAATTTTTATGCTGCTAGTAATTCATTGCCATCATATCAAATTACTGCAAACATTCCAAGAGCTATACTTTCAGATGCGGTTGCAGGTGTTCAACTTCCCCAATCTGGATATGATGGCAATACATTAAAATATAATACTTTATCATTTTCTAGTCCTGTTCCATTTATAACTGGTGATGAAATATTTTATACTGCACAAGGGACAATCTTACCTGGATTAGTAGAGGGTTCTTATTTTGTAGAAGTATTATCTAATTCAAATCAAATAAGATTATATAAATCTAGATCTTTTATTCCAATATCAGATTATGAAGAATTTGAACCTTTATCATCTGGTTCAGGAACTCATACATTCTCGTTAACTGGTATTTTAAATCAAAAAATTGGTGCTCAAAAATTATTCAGAAAATTTCCATTAGAACCAAATAACACTAACTCTACTACTGAAAAAACAATTGCAGGACCAACTGGATTATTAATAAATGGTGTAGAAATATTAAATTACAAATCAGAAAATAAGATATTTTTTGGTCCTTTAGATAGTATAACTTTATTAAATGGTGGATCAAATTATGATGTTTTAACTCCACCACCAATAACAATTTCATCACCAGGAGTTGGTAACACAACTGCTTTATTACAACCTGTTATTAATGGAAAAGTTATAGATGTGCAAGTTGAGCCACAAGATTTTGATATACAAAAAGTTTTATCAGTAACCATTGAAGGTGGTAATGGTGACGGTGTTATTTTGGAACCTTTATTATCAAAGAGAAAACGAGAAATTTCCTTTGATGGAAGAACATTATCTAACGCTGGTGGTGTAGATACTGTAAATGAATCTATAACATTTTTTAGTGATCATCATATATCAAGTGGTCTACCTTTAACATATGATAAAAACGGTAATAATCCATTAGGAGTAAGTACTGTTGGTAATGATGCTGTTTCTATAGTTGGATTAGGTACAACAACTTTGGTAGATAAAGCTACTTACTATCCTCAAGTAGTAAATTCAAAAACAATCAAATTATTTCAAACATTATCTGATTATAATTCAGGTATTAATACGGTTGGATTTACGACTATGGGTAATACTGGTGGTGTTCATATTTTCAAACTTAAAAATGAAGAAAATACGTTAAAAGATATTAGAGTTTTAGATAGTGGTAGTGGTTATCAGAACAGACAACTTTTTGTTAATCCCATAGGAATCAATACTATTAATGATTCAATAAATTTTGATAATCATGGATTTAATAATGGAGATAAAATTGTGTATTCTACTGCTGTCGGAGTAGGATCAACACAACCACAATCCATAACTGGATTATCTACTTATACTGGAATTACTACTACATCTAATTTTTATCAAGTATTGAAAATAAATGATAATTCATTTAGAATCTCTAGTGCTGGTTTAGGTGGAACATCTACTAGTAATTATGAGAGATTGAACCATATTAAATTTTCTGATCAAGGAACTGGTTTCCAAGTATTTAAATATCCAGATGTTAAATTAAATTTAAAATATGAATTAAAAAATACTAGTGTTGGTGTGATAACTGCAACTCCTGTGGTAAGGGGATCTATCGAAGATATTTACTTATATGAAAAAGGTTCTGGATATGGATCAAATATTTTAAATCTTGAAAAAACATCTGCTATTACTGTAAAAACTGGTAAAAATGCGGAGTTAAAACCGATTGTATCAGAGGGAAAAATAAGTTATGTAGAAATACAAACAAAGGGTCAAGAATACTCCTCTGCACCCGATTTAGAGGTGGTTGGATTAGGAACTGGACTTGGTGCTAAATTAAAGGCAGTTGTTGAAGATGGTAAAATTAAAAATGTAATTATACTTGAAGGTGGACTTCAATATCAACAAGATAAAGTTAATATTAAAGTAACACCTGCTGGTAGTGGAGCAAAACTAGAATCAAATATCAGAAGTTTAGATGTTAATAATTTTAGCAGATATGGCAATGAAGCTTTAGTAGAATCTGAAACTAATTTACAATATTCAATAGTTGGATACTCTACTCAAATAGGTGCTGATGCGTTTGGTGATGACGGAATTGAACACTCACCAATTATAGGATGGGCATATGATGGAAATCCAATTTACGGTCCATATGGATATAGTGATCCAGAAGATGAAACTTCAACAATAAGAATTTTAAATAGTGGATATATTTTAGATCCTTCAGTAATACAAGATAGACCATCATTTGCTAATGGATTTTTTGTTGATGATTATATCTTCAACAATTCTGGAGATTTAGATATTCATAACGGAAGATTTTGTAGAACACCAGATTATCCAAAAGGAACTTATGCATATTTTGTAGGAATAGCAACTAATTCATTATCTCCAGTATTCCCATACTTCATTGGTGATTCATATAGAGCTCAACCTGTAATAGAAAACTATAAACTAAAACAATCTTTATTTGATATTGAAAATTCAGATCTGATAAGAAATACTTATCCATATAAAGTTTCTGATCAATTTGCAGACAATGATTTTATTGTAGAATCAAACGAAATATCTGAACAAAAAAGTATTATTGAATCAACATCTTTTGGATCTGTAGATTCAATTCAAATAATTAATTCTGGTGAAAATTATGAAGTTGGTGATACTGCAGTCTTTGATAATACAGGTACAAATGGTGGAGGTTTAAGTGTTTCGGTTAATAGTATATTAGGAAAAGATATAACTTCTGTTGAAACAACAATTGACACATTTCAAAACACAGTTTTTATTTCTAAAGATCCTAATACTGTTTCAGCATTTATATCAACTGCACCATCTTTAAATGATAATGATATTATCAACATTTCTGGTTTGAGCACCACTAGTATTAGTGGTTTAGTTGGATCTCATAAACTTGGAATAACATCAGCAAGAACTATTGTATATCAAGAAATTCCTAGCTCATCAGCAAGTGGAATAGTAACAGATATCTATGTTACAAATATTCCAGATCAAATATCTGTTGGAAGTAGTATTGGTATAGGGACAGAAAAACTTTTAGTTCTTAATACATTTAAAACTAATAACATTCTAAGAGTAAAAAGAGGTAATTTATCAGGAGTTCATACTGTTGGAACAGAATTAAATTTAATTCCAAATGTATTTGATATACCATTGAAAAATGAGAAATTTGATTCAAAACTAAATGATGTTGTTTATTTTAATCCTCATGAATCAATAGGTGTAGGAACAGTAGTTGGGTTAGGATCAACTGCAACATCAACATTAGGAGATTTAATAAGTGTTGTTTCAACTCCAATCACAAGCATATTTTTACCAGATCATCCATTCAAAACAAATCAAAGAGTTACATTAACAAAACCAGCTACTGGTTATGGAATAACAGTAACAAAAGATGATGGAGTTACTAACTTTACAATACCTAAGAGTGGAACTACAGCAGAAGATATTTTCATAATTAGAAAATCTAAAGATTATATTGGAATAGTTACTCAAGTAGGACTAACTACAAGTTCAACAGGTCTTGCATTTTTTGGAGATACAAAAGTTGGATCAAGTAGTTTTGAATATAATTTAAGTTCTAATTTTGATCAAGTTACAGGAACACTTGAAAGAATACACTCACAAGTATCTGTATCTACATCTCATAATTTAACTACTGGTGATTTAATTAATTTTGATGTAGTGCCAAGTCAATCTGTAGGTATTGGAACATCAACATCAATTAACTTAAAATATGATACTTTAACTGACAAAATATTAGTAAATCCAGTAACCTGTCCATCAAGTGGAATTACCACTGCAACTAATCAAATTAATATTGCATCTCATAACTTTAAAACTGGTGATAAAGTAAGATATGAGTCAGCTTCTGTATCTGAAGGATTAATTAACAAAGAATCATATTATGTCTATAGAGTAGATAATAATAATTTTAAATTAGGTGAAACTTTAATAGATGTTACTTCAAGCGTAGTTAATACAATTGAATTATCTTCACAAGGTGGAACTCATGAATTTTCTCTAATAAATCCACAAATTAATGTATTAAGAGACAATAACTTAGTATTTGGAGTTGGTCATACTTCATTACAAGGATTTGAATTTAAATTATTCTATGATAAAGATTTTAAAAATGAATTTGTTGCAACAGGAAAAACTGATACTTTCCAAGTTACAGGAGTTGGAACTATTGGTATTACATCAACAGCTACGTTTACTTTAAATTATTCTAGTTTTAATCCAGATAATCTGTTCTATAATGTTCAAAAAAGTGGATATATAAGCACTGCTGACACAAATGTTAGTGATTATTCTTCGATAAAATATCATGACAGCACTTATAGTGGAGAATATAGTATTTTTGGTATAGGATCTACTTCTTTTAGTATAGCTTTACCAGAAAAACCAGAAAAACTAACTTATGTTCCATCAGAAACTAATTCTTTAAAATATAGTACAAAATCCTCAAGAGCTAGTGGTGCGATTAATGATATCAAAATCAACTTTGGTGGTGTTGGTTATGAAAGTTTACCATCATTTGTAAGTATTGGTTCAACCCAAGGAACAAATGCTAGTTTATTACCAGACTCTACAACAATTAATAAACTTGATGATGTAAGAATATTAAATCCTGGTTTTGAATATTCATCTGACAATACATTAAAACCAGAAGCATTTGTATCACCAGTCATTTCTATCATAAATTCAAATACTATTTCAAATATTGAAATTGTTGATGGTGGTAAAAATTATACATCTATTCCAGATTTAGTCGTTGTAAATCCAACAACTGGTATACAAGATACTTCTGGTGCTATTATAGGTGTTAATTTAAGAGGTACCTCTTTACAAGATGTAGAAATTGTTGTTGCACCAAAAGGTCTTGATCCAGTAACTCATCAAATATTTACACTCAATAATAGTAATGGATCAACAATAAAATCCATTGGATTTAATTCAGGTGTTGGAATAGTTACATGCACATTAGTGACTCCTATTTTAGGATTTAATACAGCACCATTTAATGTAGGTGACGAAATATTTGTTGAAGGTATCCAAAGATATGATGATAGTGGAACTGGATTTAATTCTGATGAGAATGGATTTAAATTCTATACTGTAACATCTATGGTTAATAATAATCCAGCAACAGTTGAATTTAATATATCTGGTATTACAACAAATGCAGGTATTGCCAAAACATCACAAAATTCATATGCTCAGATTATTAAAAAGACTGATTATCCATCATTTAAAGTCACTCAAAAAATATCTAAATTTAATGTGGGTGAAAAAATATCTGCATTTATTGGAGATGAATTTGCACCAGTTGAATTATCTGTAACAGAATCAACTAATGAATTTATTAAAGTTGTTGAAGATGTACCAGGTGCATTTGATTTAATTTCAGGACAACGTATAAGAGGATTTAATAGTGGAAATATAGCAACAATCAATTCCATAGTAAAAAATACAGGACAATTTGAAATTGGTTATTCTTTAAGACAAGATCAGGGATGGAAAGATGATATTGGTAAATTAAATCAAGATTATCAGTTATTACCAGATAATGATTATTATCAAAATTTATCTTATACTGTTAAGAGTTCAATTTTATACGATGATTTAATAAATCCAGTTAATCGTCTTCTTCATACAAGTGGATTAAAGAATTTTGCTGATGTTGGTATAACTTCTTCTACAAGTGCAGGTGTTACAACATCATCTTTCCTTGATGTTTTAGCTCTTGATTTTATTGATCAGAAACGAGTAGACACAATCAATAATTTTGATTTTGCTTTAGATATTGATACCGTTAATAATAAATCTAAATTCTTAAAATTACAAAATACAAAATTATCACCATATATTGAGTGTAGAACAAATAGAGTTTTAGAAATAGATGATATTAGTGGTTTATTTTCAAATACATCAACATCTCTTTCTAAATTTTTAGATTTATCATTAAATTCTGAATATGCAAGAATTTTAGTTCAAATTAGAAATCCCAATAACAAAAATACACAATTATCAGATCTTGTATTATTTAAAGATACTGATGATGTATTTACAGCAGAACAAACAAAAATACATAATACCCCTTCTGAATTAGGTGAATTAAAAGCTGAAATGGATTCATCTGGTTTGGTGAGTTTAAAGTTTACTCCTGATGATCCTGACAATAATGATTATGATTTAAAAATATTCAAATCATCATTTAATACTAATCTTGCTGGTATTGGAACACAATCAATTGGTTTTGTTAATTTAACTGGAAGTAATGCAATCGTGGCAACTGCCTCTACATCTGAGATTATTTCTAGTAATACAGGTGTTACTGATGCATTTTTTGCCTCTGTGGAGGTTCAAGATCCTACAACTGAAGAAGTTAATTTTGTTCAACTTTATTTAACTCATGATGGAACAAATACATATATGTCTGAATTTTTCACAGATTCAGAAGAAGGTCCCGTATCTAATTTTATCGGAACATTTAAATCAAGTATAGATTCAGGTGTCCTATCACTAGACTTTGAAAACACTGCAGTTAATGAAATAAGAGTTAGATCTAATATTATTGGTATTGGAACAACAGCATCTGGTATTGGAACGTATAGATTTAAATCTGTTGGACAAATGGATGGATCTGAAAGGACTGTAAGGTTTGAATCTAATTATGCTAATGTATCTGCTGCAACCACTGTTGCAACTTTCTTACACGAGGAAATATCAAGTTTAAAGAGTATTGTAAGAGTTTCTAGTGGATCAACTAGTGCACTACATCAAATTTTAGTTGCACATAATGAAACAGATACACACAACACCCAATACCCATTCCTTTCAATAGGAAGCACTTCTGGAATTGGAACATTTTCCTCCACAATCGTTGGAAATGATCTTAATTTAAATTTCCATCCTGATCCATTATACAGTGGTGGTACTAATAGTGTTCAAGTTCAAGTTTTAAGTAAGGCATTCTATACTGATATTGATTTATTAAATGTTCCATCAGATTTACAATATGGAACTGCAACTGAATCACTGTCATTAGCTCAATACGATGCAATCAATGGTTCTAGGTCAAATAAGACAAGTTTCCCACTTCAAAGTGGCACTATACCTATATTCCAAAAGAATTTTAATCCATCAGACTCTTCTACTTTAAATCAAGAAACTGGTGAATTTACAATTACAGATCATTTCTTTGAAACTGGTGAAAAATTAATTTATAGACCAGGATCTACATTTACAGGTGCTACAGTTGCAGGTATTGCAACTGGTGGTGGCACTTTTGCACATGATTTAGAAGTATTTGCCATAAAGTCAACTAATAATAAAGATAAATTTAAAATTGCTAAAAGTCGTGCTGACGCCCTTGCTGGCATAGCAGTTACATTTACTAGTACTGGTTCTGGTAATAATCATGAATTTGAAATGTCTAAGAAGAATGAAAAGGCATTGCTTTCAATTGATGGCATAATTCAGTCTCCAATAGCTTTCACTCCAATATCAACTAACTTAGAATATGCTATTACTAATAGTGCAACAACATTTAGTGTTACTGGAATTTCCTCAATCAACACTGGAGATACGATTAAAGTAAATAACGAATACATGAAAATCGTTAATGTTGGTCTTGGAACTACATCCGTAGGTCCTATAACTGAGACTGGTAGTGTTAATTTATTAGTTGTTGAAAGAGGATATATTGGATCTGCTGCAACTAATCACAGTGCTAATGATGTAAGTAGATTATATTCGGGTGGATATAATATTGTTGACAGTAACATACACTTTACAGAAGCTCCTAGAGGAACAAATAGATCACAAAAAACTGTATCAAACCTTGATTCTGTAAGATCAACATTTACTGGTAGAGTTTATTTAAGACAAGATTATACTACTAACCAAATTTTTGATGATATTTCTGAACAATTTACAGGTATAGATCAAAGATATAAAGTTAAAGTTGGTGGTGCTGATACTGTTGGTATCAATACTGGAAGTAGTATTTTATTGTTAAATGGTATATTCCAAACTCCCACAACATTTAATAATTTAGGTAATAATTATAATTTTGAATCAGTTGGAGCTGCAACATCA